TATTTGGAGATATTGATCCTAATGGAGTTCAAAAGGGAACACCATTTGAGCAAATACCTGCCAAATTAAACAAAATTCCTAAAGATGAATGGGTACATATATTTGATACTGCTGACAAAATTTCAAAAGGTGTTTTGAATGGGCCAATTGAAAAAGAAACTGGTTTACCAAAATGGACTATTGAAGTACCAGAGGAAGTAAGGCAAAATGCTGAAAGAGCAAAAGCTGAGATTAAAGGTGCAATTGCTAGAGAAGTTTACGAAAATGGTTCTAAGAGACCTGGTGTTTGGAATCAAAAAGACGTAAATTCAATTTTGAATGCAAGGTCTGAAAAGATTAAACACGCATTTGATCCAGAGGAAGTAAAGGCATTTCACACTTTGAACATTGGCAGTCAGATCATGCCTGGAATACATGGATATGAAGGCTCAGGACAACAGATTCAGAGACTTGGAATAATTGCAAGCAACGCTCCAAAGATAGGCGCAGCAACAGGTGCTACTATTGGAGGTGCATTTGCAGGGCCAAAAGGTGCTGCAGCTGGTGGATATGTTGGTCAAAGAGTAGGTACTGCATATGAGCAAAGTTCACTTGAAAAGGCTTTGAATAAAGCAGCGACTGAAACACAAAAAGAGATGAAAAAGAACGCTCAAAAAGCTAATATTTTAAATCTCAGAGATAATAAAAAGGATTGATATGTCATCGTACACAATACTTCCAAATGGCAAACAACAATTTATTACGTCTAATGGAACTCCTTTAGCGGGTGGTAAAGTTTATTATTACATTCCATCAACAACTACATTTAAAAATACATATCAAGATGCAGCAGGAATTAATTTAAATACAAATCCAGTTGTTCTTGATGCTAATGGTCAATGTATTGTTTATGGTAATGGTTCTTATCGACAACAAGTTTTTGATGTTAATGGGAACTTAATTTGGGATCAACAAGTTGATTCTCCTGGTACATTTGGTAATGTTAATACATTTACTTCAGATGGATCTACAATTAATTTTACTTTGTCTGCAACTCCAGTAAGTTTAAATAGTATGAATGTTTCTATAAATGGAGTTACACAAATTCCAGGAACAAACTACACTTTAAGCGGTCAAACTTTAACTTTAAGTTCTGCAGCTCCAATAAATTCTGTTATTGCAGTTCAATATTAAATGTCTAATAAAAAAATATCAGCATTAAGTTCAGCATCAACTCCGCTGACTGGATCTGAAATTGTTCCTATTAATCAATCAGGTGTTACTGATAGTGTTTCAGTTGCCAATTTAACTGCAGGCCGTTCAGTTAGTGCTTCAGATTATGTAATGTCTACTGGTAATTTAGTACCAAGTACTGCTGGAAAAGGCATTAACTTCACCGCCAACACTCCGTTTTCAGGTAAAACAAGCCAGTTGCTGAACTGGTATGAGGAAGGTACTTGGACACCATCAGTTACTTCTTCTGGTGGTTCTCTTACAACCGTAGGAACAGTATCTGGTTCGTACACTAGAATAGGTAGAGTTATTAATTTATTTTTTAATATTGCTATAACAGTTAATGGAACTGGTAGCGGTTCTATTTTGGTTGCGAATATTCCATTTATTCCAAATGCTGCCAATACTTCTCAAGGTGTTTTTAGAGAACAATCATTAAATGGAAAAATGGGTTCAATAACTATTCCAAATACATCCCAAATACAATTGCAATTTTATGATAATTCATATCCTGGTGCTAATTTGACATCTTTTGTCGGACAAATTACATATTATGTTTAAGGAATAAAAATGTCTCTAACTAAAGTTTCTACGTCAATGATTGGTGGTTCGGTAAATTCATCTTCTGATTTATCTAATTGGGTTTCAAGTGGTGAATTATATTGTGGTATTGGTCAAGCTATTACACTTAGTTATAATATTACTATTCCGTATACAAAGACAGTTACATTTTTACCTGGTGGATTAATTATTGTTCCAACAGGAATTACATTAACTATTAATGCTCAAATTGTTGCTGGAGATCAACAAATTTTTCAATGTACAGGAACAGGAAAAGTTGTTGCTACTAACAATCAAAATGGTACTGGATATTATCCAATCCAAACTTCAGTAGTTAAAGCAATTTGGTTTGGTGTTATTCCAGATGCACAGTTCCCAACTAATACAGTTCCAAATCCTGCTTTTACAGGTAATATTGCATTAGGAACTACTCCATCTGGGACTGATTCAACTGCTGCATTGCAAATGGCAGTCGCATATTGCCAATATTTGTGTGTTAAGGGAGGTCAAGCTATTTATGTAACGACTACTCCTACATTGCAATTACCTGCTGGTCAAATTTATGTTCAAGGTAATAACGTATTAGGTAATCAAATATTTACAGATCAAGTTGCAAGTGTTTATGCAACGGCAGCAGCGGGAGGAAATCCATTAACAAATACTTATATGGTTGCCCCATATTACTTAAATTCAAATTCATACAATGTATTAATTGATGGTAAAGATTGTATGATTTTATGGAAAATTAATTCTAGTAGTGATGTTTTTTGGAATACTACATTTTTAACAGGCAAAGTACACGCTAAAAACTTTTCTGTTGTGCCAATTATGGCTAACGACAATATGGGTGTATTTTTGTACAATCTTGGTCTTTGCACTAAAGGAACTATATCAAATTACACTAATAATTTTGGAAATTGTTTATTTGAAAATGTAAATGTACAAGCAAACATTGATGGCGCATATTCTGGCGCGGCACAAGTTGCTCCAGGGTCTACACCATCGGCATTTTTAAGCAAAGTATTTTGGATGGATGGTTATTCAAGAGCAGATAATATTACCATTAGTGAAGGTTTCTACAATACATTTCATACATTTTGGCAAGGCGATAATCCTGAATCAGTAGATTTAAGATTTATAAACAATGCAATTCAAATGGATGTTGCGTCTTCAGCTGCATTTGTATTTACATCTTTTTATGATGGATTTGTAGCAAGTGGTAATTTCTTTAGTTTTAAAGCAAATAATACAAGTTTAATACAAGAACTAAATGTAACCACGCAATATATTGGATCATCATATTATGATCAACCTATTTATTATTTTCTAGGTGGACAAAGATATGAGTTTTTAACTGGATTAACTGGTGTAAATATTTGCACGATGTATTCTGGAATGTTAGATGTTGAAGGATTAAATATTGGCACAGGTGGCTTGCCAACTACTGCAACTGATGCAATATTATCAAATACTGGAAATGCAATATTTAGAAATTGTAGAGTTTCTGGTGCTTGGAAAATAGCAAACAATTATTCACAATCACAACCAGCAGTAACTTATGATAATTGTCAAAGTTTTTTAAATGGTAATATGGGTAATCAAAGTACTTGGCAACAACCTGGTACTGGAGCTGCGTATGATGTTTATAGAAACGTAATTGCTAATACATCTGGGTATGTACCATCAATTAGATACATAAATCAACAAGGAAGTTCTACATCTTTGCCTTTGCCTGAATATTATGGAAATCAAACTTCATTTTGGCAAAATACAACCGCTGAAGTAATTGATCGTTCAATTGATGCTTATGCAAGATGGGGTACTGGGAATACATATTTCTTGTTACCGCCATTATGTAAAATTACATCCATAAAGTTATATACAGAAGCTGGTTCTTTTACTTCTATTAATATTGTTTTTGGTAAAGGTACTGGTGGTAATCCAACTTATACATTTACTGCTTCATTAGCTGGAACTGCTCAATATGGATTAGAGTTAATACCAAATGGTCAATGTTTGATTGCTCCGACATCAACCACAGATTTTTTATATTTCAAACCAACTGCTTATAATAGTTCAACTCCAGTTTCAGGAGGTGTAAAAGGATGGTTGCAATTTACTTATGCAGCGGTAATTAATGCTCAAGATGTATTACCTACTTTGGGTAATGATGTTGTTGTGCAACAAGCAATTGTTTAAGGACGTATATGACTTTTGAAAAACAAACCGTTGTTGACAGAATTGAAGTATTGGCAGACCACACAGTTGCAGTTCGGTATGTTGTGACTGTTACTGAAGATGGACAACCCTTTGCCGAGCAAATCAATGGAAACTATTTTAAACCAGGTGATGATTACTCCAAAGAGGATGCAAAAGTACAATCAGTTTGTGCTTTGATTCATACTCCTGAAGTTATAGCTGCTTACAAAGCTGCTCAAACTGTATCTATTGTTTAAACAAATATTTTTTTAGATAAATCATGCCAATAGATCCAAATATTACAAAAGACGCAGTAAAAGAAGCCTTGAAAGAATGGCTTAATGAACAGTTTGCTGCATTTGGAAAATGGACATTTACAGGTTTGCTTTCTGTAGCATTTTGTGGAATGGTTTATCTTTGGTTAGCTGGTCATGGTTTTACTGTTAATAAGTAGGAGAGAATCATAGATCCTTTTACTTTAGCAATGATGGCTTTGGGCGCAGTAAAATCAGGTGTTGCATTTTACAAGGAAGCTAAGTCGGTTGGTAAAGAGGCCGTTGGGGTGATTACTGAAATTGCGGACGGTCTGGGTTCTTTCTTTGAACATCAAGAAAAGGCTATTGCTCATGCTAAAGAAATTGAGAAAAATCCGCCTAAAAACAAAAGTCTTCAAGCAATTGCACTTGATAACGTCCTTAGAAGAAAACGACTTGAACAAGCAGAATACGATCTTAGACAAATGCTTATTTATGAGTCTCCTCCCGAACTTCAGGATTTGTGGACTCAGTTTCAGGCCGAACGAACAAAGTTAATGGCAGACAAAGTTAATTTTGATAAAGCTCAAAAAAAAAGGATGAACGAGAGGCCAGAGAACGCAAAGAGGCCAGAGATGTATTTCAATTTAGACTGGTGGTATGCGCTGCAATACTTGTCTTTGCACTCACTTGCATAGGTTTGATGTATTACATTGACCAGGATTACAAGAAAAGTCTTGCTGGAGACCCTGCAATTATTCGTTTTAAAGAAAAGTTTGAGATTAATTCAAAAGAAATTGAATGTTTAAAGATTTTTCACGAGACTGGTTATTTACCTAAATACTGTTCTTAAGGGGTTCACATGGATTGGTTAAAAAGCATTGCTCCAACAATTTTTACTGCTATTGGTGGGCCTCTGGGTGGTCTAGCATACGAAGCGGTCTCTAAAGTCTTGGGAGTCTCTCAAGATGACGCTAAAAAGATGCTCGATGAAGGCAAGTTATCGTCTGATCAAATAGCACAAGTTAAGGTTGCAGAGCTTGAACTTAAGAAAACTGAGGAACAATTAGGTCTTAACTTTGAACAATTAGCGGTTGAAGACCGAGCATCTGCTAGAAATATGCAGATGAACACGCATTCATTTTTAGTTCCAACTCTTGCGTTGATCATTGTTTCTAGTTTTATTGCGACTATCTTTGGGACTTTAATGGGTTATTCGCATATTGAGTCGGCTATGGCAGGAACTCTAGTAGGTTATTTATCAGCCAAGGCCGAACAAGTAGTGGCTTTTTACTTTGGTAGTAGCGCAGGAAGTCAGAAAAAGGATGAAATGCTGCACAACTCAACACCAATAAAATGAACTATTCTAAAGACGGATTAAAGTTAACCGAACAATTTGAAGGTTGTAAGCTCCAGGCTTATCCAGA